ACCATATCGTTTCAACGGTTTCCGCCACGTTTTCCTGTTGTTTCTTGCGTTCTTCATCTCTAATCCGCTTGGCTTCTGCCATGCGTCTGGTTTGCGCCATCTGTTCAGCGACGGTTAGTTGCCGTCCTACGTTAGCAACCCATGACTGCTCATGCCCTGCACGCCAGCACCCGAACCGGCCTGCTGGTACACCATCATGGAAAGCAATGTACCAACCTGATTTATCACCGTGTCCTGGCGTGCCTTTGGTGCCGCTCTTAAAGCGATGCAACGCACCGTCTATCTGTATGTAATCCGGAGGCTCAAGCCCTGCGCGGATGATTGCATCGCGTAGTTGATTCTCAGGTGTATCAAAGGTTTGCGTTGGTGGAGACCATGCGCCGCCAAGGATATTCGTTAAATCTGCCATTCTATGTACTCATCGGGTGAAAAAGTGTTGACATGATACGCTTCAACAAGCACAATACAACCACTCCCGATACTCAACGGGCGGGAGTGCCGCTAACGCCGGTGCCAGAATGAAGGCTCTGGGAGTGTCGCCGACGTTAGCAACTAACAACACTCTCAACGCCTCTCACGGAAGCGCACCAGGGGAGTTCCTCTTCGGGCTTAGCAAATGCGAACCCCGCGTGATCTGGTTTTCCGGCAAAGAAAAGTTCCAGATTGCGCGGGCAAAGCCCAAAACGTAAGCCGACCGCGTAAGTGTCGGCACCCAACGCTACAACCAGCATTGTGCTGACCGTAGCAATAACTAGGATTCAATTATGCAAATTGCATACGAAGCAAGTGTGTTCACCGCCGCTGGATGGCGGTCTGTGACGATTACCGCGTCGGCTGAGAAAATCAGCGCGGGAATGGCGGCTGTTAAGTCAGTAATTGCAATCGACGGCGAAAAGCCCGTCGGTTACACGTCAAGGACTGGCGCTAACCGTCAAAAATATAACGCCGCTGGCATTGCGGCTCGTGAAGTCGGAAAGCGTAAGCGCATTAGCGCGTGCGTTGTGGAGGTTGAATAATGGCGATCCAATTAAAGCGAACTGACGGCCTTAGCGCCAACGGTGTAAAAATTTTAATTTTTGGCGCTGCCGGTTCTGGAAAAACAACCAGCATCGCAACACTGCCGAGTCCTGTCATTCTCTCTGCCGAGGGCGGCTTGCTCTCTCTCGCGGGAGCCGACATTCCCTTCATTGAAATATCAACAATGTCAGATCTGATGGAAGCCTACACATGGCTTACATCTTCAGTCGAGGCCAGCGGCTTTGAATCGGTGGCGCTGGATTCTATTTCCGAAATTGCCGAAGTTTGTTTGAACGCTGAAAAAAAGGCCACGAAGGATCCACGTCAGGCTTATGGCGCGATGCAAGAGCAAATGACTGACCTCATTCGCGCTTTTAGGGATTTGCCTGGCAAACACGTTTTGATGACGGCAAAGGTTGAAAAGTCTCAGGATGAAATGGGGCGCATGCTTTACGCGCCATCAATGCCAGGACAAAAGCTAGGGCAACAACTGCCCTACTTCTTTGATGAAGTGCTGGCACTGCGTGTTGAGCGCGACGCGGACGGCAATACTCAAAGGGCGTTCATGTGTGATTCGGACGGCATGTGGACGGCTAAAGATCGCTCAGGAAAACTTTCAGCTTGGATGGAGCCAAATCTAAGCGTTGTCATTGACACAATTATGGGGAAATGAAATGACTATAGAAAAATTGAGCCAAGAATGGCTGATCGCTAAGGCCAGCGAAAAGGCCGCAACTCAGAAAAGACGCGCCATAGAGGACGACCTAGCAAAAGCCATGAGGATTCAGGAAGATGAGGAGGGAACCGTAACGCACAAAGAAGGAATCATTGTGATTAAAGCAGTTTGTCGGATGAACCGCAAAATAGATGACGAGCGGCTTCTTGAGATCGCCGCCGAGCATGGCTTGGCGGATCATCTTGCTACGCTGTTCAGGTGGAAGCCTGAACTTTCAATGACGGCATGGAAAGCCGCTGACCACACCATCACCGATCCACTGCTTGACGCCATTACAACAACGCCAGGGCGTCCCAGTTTTACCATTACAATTAAGGAGTAGAGCCATGTTACTTGATGAATCTTTTGACCTCGACAGTCTGCCCACTAGTCAACCATCCTTCGAGCCGCTTCCGGCTGGATGGTACATGGCGTCTATAAACAGCGCAGAAATAAGGCCGACTAAAAGCGGCGGCAAGATGATTGCGCTCAAGTACGAAGTGCTTGGGCCGACCCATGCGGGACGTTTTGTTTTTGGCAACATAAACATACGTAACGCCAATCCGAAGGCCGAGGAAATCGGACGGCAACAACTGGGTGACATTATGCGTGCAATCGGCCTGTCACGCTTGAGCGACACTGATGATTTCATCGGCGGTAAACTGAGCATTAAGGTTCAGGTTACGCAATCTGAGCAATACGGGGCTGGCAACGATATTCGCGCTTGGAAAGCAATAGAAGGAAGCGCGATACCACGTCCAACTATGCCGACAAGTGCGCCAACGCAAACCGCCAGCACATCATCGCCGCCTTGGGCAAAGAAATAGCATAATCAACATAGCCAAGGACGGCTTTTAATACAAGGTAAGCAAATGAAAATACCTGAACCAGAAATCACGCTGGCCGGAATGATTGACCAGCATCATGCCGATACGCAAGAGCCACCGCGCCCGCACATGGGTTGCTCAATCTTGGGCCATCCTTGCGACCGCTATTTGTGGCTGTCTTTCCGCTGGGCGGTTATTGAAAAATGTGACGGACGTATCTTAAGGTTATTTAGGCGTGGTCAGCTAGAGGAATCAACTATCTTGCAAGACTTGCGTGCCGTTGGCGTCAAAGTTAGCGACCGCCAATCATCGGTTGACTTTGGTTGGCACATATCAGGAAGCGTGGACGGTGTTATAACCGCCGGCGTACCGGAAGCGCCGCTAAAATATCACGTGCTAGAGTGCAAGACGCACAGCAAAAAGTCATTTGATGATTTGCAAAAGCATGGCGTAGAAAAATCTAAGCCGCAACATTACATACAAATGCAGTTGTACATGTTGGGATTGAAGATTGACCGAGCGTTGTATTACGCGATATGCAAAGATAATGACGAAATCTATACAGAACGAGTGCGACTTAATAAGGAAATAGCACAAAAGTATATAGATCGCGGTAAACGCTTGGTGCAATCTGACCGTATGCCTGAGCCGCTAAGTGCTGATCCTAGTTGGCACATTTGCAAAATGTGCGCGGCTTATGACTTTTGCCATAAAAGCCACACAACGAAAGAAGTAAATTGTCGGACGTGTTGCCATGCAACCGCAACAGACAAAAGCACGTGGACGTGTGCCAAGCATAATGATTCTGAGATTCCTGTTGAGTTTCAGCGCACAGGTTGCGAGTCGCATTTGCTGCATCCTGACCTTGTGCAATGGAAAATGATAGATCACAACGAGAATGAGTTGACGTTTGAAGTTGACGGAAAGCCAGTGCGTAACGGTGAACCTGATGCCTTTGTGTTTTCTAGCCGTGAAATACTTGCAAATCCTAGCGCGTGCGCTAATCCTGATAATACTAGTGAAGCAATCCGCGACGTGTTGAATGGGAGGGTAGTTGGATGAATGTGTTATGATGCACCTTTACTTAACGTGAGTACATCATGGCAAAAACACACGAATTTCATGAAAAATTTTCACAATTACCTGCTACTGGTTTTCGAGCTAGGGAACTTGGAGAAACATTATATTTTACCGGCAAAAGATGTTTAAAAGGCCATTTATCGCCTCGATACGCATCTTCTGGAAATTGTTCTCAGTGCATTGCAGACATTCGTGGAAATGTAGAAATTAAACACAAAGGAAGATCATCAAAAAGATCTTATGAAAATCATATATTAGCATTAGAAGCTCATAATTCTGGACATTTACATTATGATTCAATTGATTCATGCCCATTTGGGCATTACAAAAGATTTATAACATCAAACAATTGTGTTGAGTGTTCAAAAAATGCAATGCAAGTCAGGTCTAAAAATGCTAAATGGTCTAGGGTTTTGAAATTGTATGGTTTATTACAACAAGATGTTGAATTGATGTTAAAAAATCAAAATTCTGAATGTGTCATTTGTTGCAATAACATTGTTAATTGTTATCACATCGACCATTGTCATGCAACAGGAAAAGTAAGGGGATTGTTGTGTCAAAAATGCAATCAAGCAATTGGTTTATTGCAAGAAAATGAAAATTTGTTTTTAAAAGCATCACAATATATTAAAAAACACAATGCAAAAATTACGTGATTATCAATTAAAAGCTATTCAATCAATATATAAATGGTTTGAATGTGAAAATAATGGCAACCCTTGTTTAGTGCTTCCAACTGGCGCAGGGAAAAGTCATGTGATTGCATATTTATGCAAAGATGTTTTACAAAATTGGCCTGAAACAAGAATTTTAGTTCTTACTCATGTAAAAGAAGTTCTGGAACAGAACGCTCAAAAGATGCGTCAGCACTGGCCTAATGCGCCTATGGGCATATATTCAGCCGGTATGGGGCAGAAGATATTGGGAGAACCCATTACTTTTGCAGGGATTCAGTCAATCAGAAAGCACGCGGATCAAGTCGGGCATGTCGATTTAGTGATTATAGATGAATGTCACCTTGTCAATCACAACGATGAAGGCGGCTATCGGACATTTCTATCGGACATCTATCGGACAAATCCTAATGTGAGGGTGATAGGATTGACCGCTAGCCCATACAGATTGGGACATGGCTATATTATTGAAAAACCTGCTATTTTTGACGAATTGATT